GATGCCGTGAGGGTGTGGCCGAAGCTCCCCGTTTGCATGTTCAGGATAAGAATCTTTGTTTCACCTTCTTGGAATTTGCGTATCCAATTGTTACGTTCTTCGCTATCAGTAGCACCAATGATCTTACCGATGCGCTGGTCTACTTTGCGTGCCAGGAATTCTTCCAGATAGTAAGCAGTACGTGTGAAGCTCACCCATACGAGCCAGGGGCCATCATAGATTTCCATTAGTTCCGGCAGAGCATCCCATTTACCGCTTTCGTTCGTACCTTCTAAAAGAAAGGGGTTGCTGGCTAGTTGGATAAGGCGTACTACTTTGCTAAGATGGTTTTCTACTGTGACCTTTGTGCTGGCCGTGATGTTGCCGCTTTCATCTTCCTGATCCAAAGTGGTAGCTAGGTCTACAGCCATCTCGTGATAAGCTTTTTCCTGCTTAGGCTTCATGGGTATATCTATTTCTTCGAATATCCATTCTGGTATGTCTAGCACTTCGCTTTGACTACGGGCAAAGTACACATCTTCAAAGCGTTTTTTAATCATATATTCAGCGTCTAGTTTGTTGGCGATTACTTGATTGCCCCAGGGGGATGGATTCACCATGCAATACTCTTGAGCAAAACGCCAATAGGAACTGTAGGCTTTTGGTTTGAGGATATTGAACTGCGACCATATATCATCAATCATGCGATTTGCGGGTGCGCCAGTCAGTTCCCAAACTCTGGGGATACCTTTGGCTAATCTTGCTACACCTTTGGTGCGCTGTGATGTACGGCTTTTGTACAGAATGCTTTCATCCAGTATAAGCAGGTCAAACTTCTTGGTTAGTAGGGTAGGAACCATCTTAATGGCTGTTTCAGGGTTGGTAATAAACCAAGTGATACGGCCAGGAACCTTATCGTCTAAACCTTGTAATGTAGCTTTCTTGCCGTGATAGATAATGATGTTATAGTCATGTAAGCTGGATGCCCACTTTTCTATTTCGCTTTTCCACATATACAATAGTGAAAGGGGAGCTATGACCAGTACCTTTTCTACATCTGGATATAGTAGATTTACTGAGGTGATGCTACAGATTGTTTTACCCAATCCTGGACTAAGGCTTAGCATCGCACGTGGACGCTCAGTTAGAAACCCAACGGCTTCACGCTGGAATGGGAACAATGGAAGGTTTCGGATTTCAGGTATGGGTGTTACGAAGGTTATAGTTCTGCGCCACTTGTTAACTTCTGGAGCAAGTAGCAACGGGCCAAGATTATCACGTAGCCAGTGTAAAGCTTCAAGACTAGTGGAGGCACGATAGCATAAACCCAACGTAGGATTGTTAGCTATGAACCACATGCTGCCGTCTAGCAGCTTGAGTGCGGGATTTACTTTTGAGGGTACAAAGAAAAGAAAGTCTTGCTTTGTTTCAGGTAGGAAGGTAATTCTGCCAACATCTGGTGCTGGCGGTTGCTTTTCTTGCATTCTGTCTCGGCCTTTCTCGGCGTACTATTTTATTGTGCTTGGGCGCACAACGTATTAAGTAGTATAGCACAGGCCGCACAATGGCGCAAATTGGCTATACAGCCACAATATACAGCCCATTTGCCACTTTACAAATACATTATGTTGTGCTAGGCTAAACCTAACACATTCATCCTAAGGAATCCCAGATGATAAATCAAGCAGAATATCTGGAAGAAAGTATTGTAATTCTTGCAATACGCAATCAGTTGGGGAATATGGCTCTGGCCGCAAAGGAACTTGGGCTGTCCAGAGGCGAACTTATGGATTATATGGTACATCATCCTGCTGTGATGGATGCCAAAATCCAAGTAAAGGAAGCTGTAAAAGATAGAGCAGAAGATATACTAATTTCCCAGATGGAGACAGAGCCAGGTCTTCTAATGTTCTTTCTACGCACTCAGGCAAAAGATCGTGGCTATGATACTTCCAAGAACCTTACAACCAATAACAATGTGCAAGTAAATGTGGATGCTCGCTCGCTCATTGCTGCAATGCGGAACGGCACAAAGGCTATAGATGACAAAGAAGCTGACGTTGCTGAGGAAGGCGAACTTCTCACAATCCCCTACCTTCTCGATGACGGAGTTGGAAGCGGAGGAGCTGGGGAAGTGCTACCATAGTCCTGCCTACTTCATCCGAACCTATTGCTACATCTACGATACCGTAGATGCGGGTTGGGTTCCCTTTGAGCTGTGGCCCGCACAGATGGCTGCGCTTGACATCATCCACAACAATCAGCTATCCATCGTACTCAAGGCAAGGCAGATTGGTCTCACCTGGCTTGTTCTTGCTTACGCTTTATGGTGCATGATTTTCAGGCCGATAGCATCTATATTGATATTTAGTAAGCGGGATATAGATGCTATCTACCTGCTCTCCGAGGATCGTTTGCGGGGGATGTATGATCGCTTGCCGGAATGGATGAAGGGTGGTCACACGGTCTTCACGGACAATGCCCATGAGTGGAGTATGGAGAATGAAAGCACAGCCCGAAGTTTTCCTACTTCTGCTGGGGATTCTTATACTGCTACTCTGGCTATTGTTGACGAAGCTGATCTCTCTCCTGACTTAAATTCGCTTCTTCGAGCAGTTAAACCTACCATCGCAAACGGTGGGAAAATGATACTGCTATCTCGTGCCGATAAAGACAAGCCCATCTCTGACTTCAAGAAAATCTACATCGACGCTAAAGCTGGTAAGACAGCCTGGGCGCATATCTTCTTGCCCTGGTATGTCCATCCCCGTAGGACTCCGGACTGGTATGAGAAGGAGAAGGTGGATATTGAATCTCGTACAGGAAGCCTTGACGACCTGTACGAGCAATATCCAGCGACCGATTCTGAAGCATTAAAGCCACGTTCGATGGATAAGAGAATCCCATATGAATGGCTTGCAGATGTTTACGAGGAGCTCGAAGGGGATGATAATATTGGGCTTCCTGGTCTTACTGTGTTTAAGCGACCTGAGGATGGGCATATCTACGTCATTGGGGCGGATCCTGCAGAAGGAAATCCTAACTCAGATGATAGCTCTGCAACTGTTATGGATGTGGCTACTGGCGAGGAAGTAGCGTTGCTGGCCGAACGGCTGCAACCGAACACCTTTTCAGATTACTTGGAAAAGTTAGCTGGCTTCTACAATGAAGCTTCAGTTCTTGTAGAGCGCAACAATCATGGTCATGCTGTGCTGCTAAAGCTGGCAGAGGATGGCTTTGAAGGTACGATGAATGGCATGGATGGTCGTCCTGGATGGCTGAACACCACAAAGGGAAAGGCCATAATGTATACACATTGTACAAAGGTTATACAAGAGAAAGACACGATTGTACACGCTTTTTCGACTTATCAACAACTTGCCTCTATAGTCGGTAGCACGTTAAAAGCCCCTGAACATGAACATGACGACAGAGCTACGAGCTTTGCGCTGGCTCAGTGTGCTCGCATCATCATCCTCGGTGGGGACGTGATGATGGCATCTGCTCAGGTTGAGGGGCGACGTGCTACACCAATGGAAGAAGTGACTATGGATGAATTACCTGTGGGGGCCGTTACGAGTAATCGGCGGGGACAAAGTAACTTCGTGCGTACTGTGCGGGTGATCAGAACATCAACGAGGGCTGTCCATGCGCCTACATCAAATTTGGGATAGATTCTATGAGATCTTTGCTGATGTCTCCCGTGATTTGGGACGTAGCTTCAGCCTTATCATCCGCAGAAGTTCTACGATATGGCGTACTCCCACCTATAGTTGGGGACGTAGTGACTACGACTTCTGGACTAGAGCTTACTACTGTAAGGTGGCCGGACTTGAAGTCTCCGGTCTCTTCATCAGACCTATCGTGCATAAGATACCCGCATGGGTGTTGGGGAGCCTTCCCGTGTTCCTGCTTAAAAGCAAGCGAACACAGAAAAAGCTAGATGAATGGTTTGCTCTACATCATGAAGATATGATGCGTGCTTATGAAGGAAGCTTGAAGCATGGGGATGCCTTCTTCGTAATTAATGCAGATCGTAGTGTGACCCTTGTGCCGCCTAACTGCGTAGACCCAATAGTGGACGATGCCGACTACGGCAAGAGGATAGGCTGGCGCATAAGACAAGTGTTCGCTCATCCTGAAGATGGCTCTCTCAAAATGACCGTAACGGATGAATACTATATAGATCGTAGAGTGCATAGAGAAGAGTTTTCCAACGGCACAATCCGAACGAAAACTTATCCCAATCTTATAGGAATCATTCCCGTAGTTCACGTTGCGAACCACCCAGGGGAAGGTGAGCAGTTCGGGCATCCTGAAGCTGAAGCTCTTCTTGATTTGCTACATCGTTACGGACAGATCTTGGAGGCTTCAGTGGAGGGGAACATCTTACAGGGTAGACCAACTCCTGTGATCTCCTTTAACACGGTGCAAGATCTTAACGCTTTCTGGCGTCGCTACGGCAGCAAGACTTCTACAAAGCTCCCTGATGGGACAGCAAGGGAATCTGAGAGCATTAGTATCGACATGTCAGATGTTCTGACGCTCAGTGGTGCTACGATGGATTACAAGAGTCCAGGAAGTTTTGCTGATGATGCTGTTAGGATCTTAGGTCTGTTATTTTATTTGATCATTGAGCATCTGGAAGTGCCAGAGTTTGTGTTTGGAAATGCAATCGAAGGAAGCAAGGCTTCTGCCGAAACACAAATGCCAGTGTTTGAAGTCTTCATCACGGCAAGACAGAAAAGTTGTACTCCTTGGATCTTAGATGTGTGCCGTATTGTACAGGCGTATGAAGAAATCATCTCCCCTGAACGGCGGGAAGATCCTGTGTTGCAATGGAATAAGCTCACGCAAAATGGCCGTATGGTATTGGATGCTGTGAATTGGGCTTTCGGAGAGGGCTTGCTAGACGAGAAGACAGCACTTACCCTTCTTCCAATTGATATAGAAAATCCCGAAGATGTGCTGAAGAAAGCAAAGCGGGATGCAGAATTACGGCAAGTCAACGAAGAAGCTAAGATGGAAAGAACGTTGAAGATGCAGAACGAGAATGCACCTGATCCTGGCCCAACGCCCAACGGCGGCAAGAAGCTAGGTGAAATGGATGAGTCTCTCAAGAGGGATTTGGAATTATTAGTTTAGGGGGAGGAAGAATACAGAATGGCAATTTCAAAAGAGAACGTTAAGTTGGAACAGCGTTTGGTAAGGATTCAGAATAAAGTTGCAGAACTTATTGCAAAAGTAGATGCGCTTTTGGGGGATCGTAAGAAAGATGTTGTGTTGCCGAAGCCTGAGCCGGAACCAGAAGCTTCATCAGCACCACCTTATGCCATCAAGCCAGAACAGCTTCCGGCAGAAGGCACGATTGAACCGCCTGTGGTTCCGGCAGAAGGCATGACGCCAGCAGAAGCGGAAGCAGCAGAAGAAACTACACCTGTAGATCCTGCGACAATCCCGCCGCCTACAACCCCTGTGCCGGAAGATCCAAACAATCCTAAGACAGAGGAACAAAAGCAAAAGGAAGCGCAAGAGAAGTCAGATGCAGAAGCCGCTTCCGCAGAAGGTACATCGGAAACAACTCGTAGACAACCACCTTCTGTACCGCCACGTTCTACACGACCTGCACAATAGGAGGAGCTATGGAAGAAGGGGAAGTCTTCTCTGGGATATTCCAAGATACTCTTCTGATTGCCGAGTTCAAAGGCGGTATGCCAGATGTTCCAGTCTACAAAGATATCGATATACAGGAGCTTACTGGCGGAGAAGAAAAGCCTGTCTTTGTCACGCTCCCGATTGGCAAGGCTAATGCTAAGTCGGGAAACCAAAGATACTACGATGAGGCGTTTTTGGTTGAGCTTGAGAAGCAGGTACAGGAGCTCAAGCCCATAGGATTGATGGGGCATCTCTCCGAAGATCAGCGTGCTTTTGCTTTTCCCGCCGAAGCTGTGCATTGGATTGGTACACTTAGGATGAAAGAGTATCTTCTGGGAAAAGGCTACGTACCATCTGGTGATTCCCGTCAGCGTTTGCAGAGGTATCGTGCAACGCAGAAGAAGATTGCTACCAGTATAGATGCTAGAGGTGATGGCGTCTGGAGTGAGCAGCTAGGGGCTTACAAGATGATAGCCTCTACGTTGGTGCTTAATCAGATCGATATTGCACCTGCTGATCGTGCAGGGATTGGAGATCTGTCTGCCGTACCGTTGCTAACACAGGAGATGGTACAGTCAGATTGGAATACAGGTACTATTACGGTCAGGAAAATTGTAGAGGAGAAGAAGAAAGTGACTGAAGAAGAAAAGAAACAAGCCATGTTGGAGATGACGGCAGCAGATGCTAGTGTGTTGCCGGAATCAGTACGTGCCGCTATCATCCAAGAATATTCTAGAGAAATAAAGGAAGCACTTGGATTGACAGATGGGAATATTTTGGATGCGGTAAAAAGCATCCAGGCGAAGGACGCTGCTCGTGAGAAAGCAGCGGTATCATCCCGTATTTCTGAGATGGCTACTACGGGCGACAAGGCGATCAAGATTGAAGCTGTGCGGGAAATGGTCATTGACATGGTGGAAGCCAAGAATCCGCTCACCGTTGCAGAGGCAGAGAAGGCTTACGCTGAAGTCTTGGAAAAGCCTTCAGTGAAGAAAGCTCTTGATCTGGCTCTCCAGGAAAGCATGGGGCCAGCCCAGACCACGCCTGTTCAGAATCAAAGTGGGAATACGGCAGGAACAGACCCGAAGATGAAGGGTAAGTGGTTCACGCTTTCTCCTGCACAAAATCTTCAGCAGAATTCACAGGGATAAGGGGAGGATATAATGTCCGGATTACTTTCGTACTTTGACAATGATGGTAAGGCTGTCAACGTCACCCTCACCGCTGCGGTGGCGAAGGGACAAGTTGTAGTGGCACAAGGATGGGTAGGTATTGCAGAATCCAATGGTGCAATCGGTGATACGATTGCCATTGCCATTGATGATCGTGCCTATCAGATTACTGTTCCTGCCGCACTTTCAGTGACGAAGGGAGCCATCGTGTATCTTACGTTGGCTTCGGTGACTGGTCATACGCCACAGGATGCAGCCTATGTTCTTGCACCTGCTGCCGGAACAGTGGCATTCTTTAAGGCAATGGAAGCCAAAGATGCCAACAATGTTGTAGTTGGTAGATTGCTCGCTGCCAATTCTTTAGCTTCGTAATTATCAACTCACAACAATTTTTGTTTGCATAGGAGAGGAAGAAATGGGCGTAATCTACAACGGTACAAATGCTCGCAAGGAGCAGCCGTATTATCAATTTGAGAAGGGCTTTGATCTCAGCCGAAGTCTCAAGGAAGTACGTGTCAATGGACAAAGCGTTTATGAGTTCATTGGCTCAGATGACTTTGCTGCCGATTGGTATACACGGGTCACGTATGAAGTCAATGCTGGTCGTCAGCGTGTACCTACCGTATACGAACCAATCTACGATGTCATCGTAGATGCTTCGCTGCCGGAAACCCTTAATCTCAAGAATTGGGGGCCAGGTGGCTTCGTATTCGAGGAAGTCTTTGAAGGTGGTGAAGTTAAGTTTGGACACATCACCACAGCGGAAGTCACCGTATCGCAGCGTCAGTTCGGCGTCGGGCTAGAGTATAGCAAGAAGTTGATGATGTTCAATCAGCTTTGGCAGATTGCTCGCATCGAGCGTGCCGTTGGGGAAGCGCACAATGCCTTGCTCAATCACATGCACTTGCAGCCAATTTTGAACTATACTTATCTTGCGGCCAACCAATCTGCTGCTGTTACATCGGGTGTCACTACCACAGAAGACTGGTTCCTTACTTTGGAATCCGCAATTGTAGCGGCACAAGCTGATACAGTGAACCCACGACCAGGCCCGTATGTTCTACTCTGCCATCCGGCCCAACTGTTTATGATCCAACGTATGTTGAATCGTGTACCGCAGGAAGGCTTTGCGCTGGATTCATCGGCTTCCTCACAGGTTGGGGCCGTCATCGGGTATTCGGGATGGAGTGGGACTCGTGGTAAGAAGACTGTTACCTATCCTGGTGTGACTTTGGGAAAATCATATCTCATCAGCACCACTTACCGAGGTGATGATTTTGTTTCTTTGGTGAAGCAACCGCTGGAATCTGCACAAGGTAACGCAGACGTTAGCCGCTTCATTATGGATCAGATCGTATGGGATGTATGGTTGGGGATCTACGCCAATCCGTTGCGTTCCGTTGAAGAGATCACCTGGCCTACCTAAGAGGAGATATGGCTACATCATTAGAGCAACAACGGCTTCGTATGGATGTAGGTTTTTTGGCAGATGATGTTCTTTCTCTGCCGGATGCGACAATTGATGCTATCTTCGTAGAAGCAGGGGAGAGGTTTGAAGATCCTGCTTCTATCTTGATCAGTACACGTGTGATAACGTTGCGGCGCATGGTGATGCAAGCGGCTAATGAAGTAGATTATACGCAGAACAACACGACTGAGAAGGCCAGCCAGAGATACGATCATCTGGTGCGTGAACTGCGTAGATGGGAGAACTTGCTTGAAGACGCCGTCTCCGCAGAAGCGGGTGCGGTCAGATCTGGGAAGCCTATGCAGATCCCTCCTAGAGTTAAGGAATATCCAAGAGGCTATGTATGGTAGATCTATCGACCTGGATTACGAAGCTATACAAAACTACGAGATCCAACGAGATCGATACTGGGATGAAAGCGGCAGAGGCATCTCGGAGAATCTCCGCAAGACCATCTCAGGCAGTCTTCCGTACTCCCAATGGTACAAGACTTGCTTCGCAAACCGTGAGGATTGAATCGGATAATACAGCGACGCCAGGTGAAAGCACAGCAGGAAGCGCACCTGTACGCAAGGTCATTGTATACGGTATTAAGAACCATCCTACATTACCCAACACGGATATGAAGGAAGGTTATGTGTTTGTATATGAAGGCGATGAATACAAGTGCGTGGATGTAATCACTACCAGAGGCGAAATCCAGGGTATTTGGGAAGCGACCGGCTGATGACGAAGCAGCAGAGGCAGAAGCTAGAGGTCTTGGTGGAAAGTAAAGATATAGACATCATCCGAGAGCTGATCTTGCGAGAATACGGATTTGTGGCAACAGATTTATATATCAAAGATCTTATTGTCTTTGTAGCTGAGATGCTGGATGGGCGTGATGATAGAAACACTGACTTCTAGTACAGTTCCAGCTATCGCCATTGAAAGCATGTTCACAACACGCTTGCAGGAAGATGCTGCGCTGGAAGCTGTGGCACTAGGGGGAATCTACGCTTATACATCATTAGGACATCAAGGTGTCCATCGTGATGCTACGCCACAAGCCTATGATGTGGATGGCTATTTGCTGCCGATCATCATTTGCAAAGCCCGTTCACCGATTCCTAATCCAGCTATCTACGACCCTATAGAACGGGTGGTTGGTCAGAGCAGGGTAGTAGAATTTTGGATGTATCAATGGGTAGGCTATGACATCATTGAAGTCATGGATAACTACATCTTTACCATCATGCAAAGTTATGCTTTTCCCAATTACTATCCTACGCAATGGATGTACACTACAGGATTGCTGGTAGATCCAGGATCGCTGAACGGTGCTTCCATGATGCGCTCTGATTACTTAACAAGGAAGTTGCGCCGTCCATGAGAGTGAACTGGATTAGTTACTATCTGAATCATGATGGCTATGGTAGATTTTCCAGTCGCTTAGTGTGGGCGATGCAGCAATGGAGAATGGATGTGCTGCCGTTGCTTTGTGAAGATATTGACAGACCGCAATGGATGCTGAATCAAATGGGTGTCAATTGGGATGATTTTACCATCACATGTCATCTTCCTAGATTCGTGCGGAAGATTCCTGGTAAGGGAAGACACTGGCTCTATACCATGTGTGAGACTACTACCATCCCCAAGAGTACGGCAAGACTGTTAAATAGCTGTGGATTGGATAGGATTGTTGTGCCGTGTCAGCACAATCTGGAAGCCTTTGCAAACAGCGGTGTGAAAGTTCCTATATCTATTGTGCCGTTGGGTACAGATCCTAAGGAATTCCCTGTGCGTGTGCCAGACTTCAAACGTCCCTATACCTTCCTTACCATAGCAGATAGAGGAACTCGTAAAGGGTGGCAGGAAGTCTATGGGGCTTTCTACAAAGCCTTCGGCAGCAAGAGTACAGGGGAACAGAATGTAAGGCTCATCATTAAAAGCACGCCCAGGGGCAATCCGCTATTGCAACTTCTACGAAGAGCAAAGGATTGGGATCCACGCATCATCATCGACATAGGGATCTACTCGAACATGGCTGACTTCTACGCACAAGGTGATTGTCTTGCGTTGCCTTCCCGCTGTGAAGGATGGGGGATGCCACATCGTGAAGCTGCCATGATGGGTCTTCCTGTGATTGTGCAACAGTACGCAGGATTAGATGACGGCAACACAGACAAGTGGGCCATCATCGTGCGTGGTGGTAAGATACAACGTGTACCATCCAAGCGTAAAGAAGATAGCGGGGAATGGATGGTAGCGGATGAGCATAAAGTAGCAGATGCTATGCAGTTCTGTTATTATGCGCCGGATAAGGCAGAATTGATAGGCAAGGAAGCAAGAGCTTGGCTATCAGAACATCAAACCTATAGAGATGCTGCTGCCGGAATGATTGAACTAATGCACGATGAGGGAGTATCTGATGCCATCAAGATCGGGAGTGTACGTAGAAAATCCCAAATCTCTAACCAAAATGGGAGAGACAACCGAGTTGTTCCTGCAAGCGACTTTCGTAGCGGGTAGAAAAGAAGCGGTAAAGATAGCAGCAGAAATGGAGCTATGGGCAAAGGATAACGCACCCTGGAAAGATCAAACGGGTGAAGCTCGTAAAGGTTTGAAGGGTTGGGTAGATCCTTCTGGTGGTCCAATCGGTACGATTGTACTACAGCACAATCCAGAGCTGCATTATACTATCTGGTTAGAATTAGCACATCAAGGACGCTATGCTATTTTGACTCCAGCTCGCGATTATTGGGGGCCAAGGATTAGAGTATCTTTGCAAAGATTAGCAAACTTAGGATTTGTAACATTAGGAGAGGAAGAATAAGATGCCGTTCGATCAGGGATCACCACAATTTGGACTTAACGATGGGAAGATTGCTACTTGGAATGCGGGGACGCCTCCCACCTATACACCTCCTGCTGGTACAGACATCATGTCTATCCAGATGGGTTCAGTGTCGATGGAAGTTATTTCGGCTGTGCTTACAGGCGATGATACACAAACTGCAATTTCTGCTTCCGCTATCGGTGGCACATTGCAACTTAGATGGGGTGGTTTGAATTTGGATATGCTTGCCGTCTTGACGGGGCGTACCGTCACGTCGGGTACTTCCAGCATGAAAAGTATTCGTATTGGTGGAGGCCAGAAGATGCCATATGTGGGTATCATCGTTAAGGCACTTTCTGCCGAGGCTGGAGATACTTGGCTCTTCTTGCCCAAGACCAAGATTACGTCTGCTTTCACACTGGCACAGATGGAGTATGGTACGTTTACTATCCCAGAAGTCACCATGCAAGTGGTCGATGATGCTAGTTGGGGTGCGATTAACGTAATTACACATCCAACAGACGTGCCTATCACAGCCTTCCCGCCAGCCGGAATCGTTGCGAATCCGTAGGAATAGGAGACAGTATGATAATGGACGAATTGCCCGTTAGTTCAGGATCAGAGTGGCGTAAGAAGCGTGAACGGGGGGAGTTAATTCAACTCCCCTACAGTGGTTATATCGTACGGATCCGTACCGTCAGACCCGACGAACTCTTGAAGTTGGGGAAGATACCGCAGGTCTTGACTACGTTGTTGCTGGAAGAGATCTACGGTAAGGGCGAAGAAGATAAGTACGAGAAGTTCCTTACGGATTCCGAAACACCAGAGGAAGCTATGGCGATGCTGGAATCCTTGAGGGTAGTGTGTATGGCCGGACTCGTAGAACCGAAGGTAGTTGAGAATCCTGCGGCAGATAATGAAATCACAATTGATGATATAGATCTAGCAGATAGAGCCTATATCTTCCGGCTGGTGTTCGCACCTTCCGAAGCATTGTCCAGGTTTCGTTACGAACCGCCGTCAAATGTGGACGTTGTGGCAGACGGTGCAACAGACCCACAGCCGACCGTCTAAATTGCTGTGCGTAAGAGATCCCCTGGTAGCCTATCTATTTGACGCTGCCGTAGTGACATTTGGCAACATCATAGAAAATGCAGTACAGGAACGCATAGAAGTTGGGATGGGTGATAAGAAGGAATGGAAGCAGAAGTATACATTGCAGCAGCTTCTGGATTCTAAATTCAAACTTCCTACAGATAAAGAGGAAGTTGCAAAAGGTAGAAGCAATGATCCCTTCGCAGGGGGTGGTCTTGCTGCCGTATTAGCTATTGCTGGACAACAAGGTAGCGGAGTTAAGAAATGGGAGTATAAGCCAAGCTGATGAGCGATCTTCCTGGGGGTAGTGGCGATAATCCTGAAATCAAATTTATAATTGATACTTCTGACTCCAAGCGTGCCATCATTGATATGACAGCTTTGGGGAAGAGTGTCAAGGCAAGCATGGCGGAAGCCGATGCTTCTGTTAGATTGGTTTCTAAGAGTTTGTCGGTATTGACTGCCAATGCTAGAACTCAATTAGAAGCAGCAAAGGCAATCACGGCACAAGCACAAGCAGCGGGGAAGGCACAAGTTTTACGAGCAGATACTCGTAGAATTTCTGCGACAGGTGTTGCCGCTACAGCTAAAGCAGATGCTAAAGTTATTGCCGATCAATCGGCACAAGCAACGGCGAAAGTGCTTGGTCATCAGAATCGGTTAACACTTAATAATAGAGCTAATAATGCGATACGGGTAGCCAATAATAATCAAGCCAATAAGATCATTTATCAAAGTAATAACACTGTACATCAGCAGCAGATGCAAGCTGCGAAGAGCTCGACTGCGGCTCACACAGCTAATGCGAAGGTAGCCGTAGCAACACAAAAGCAAATCCAAGCAGCTATAACTTCTACAGGTAAGGTACAAGCTGCGATCATAAGCTCCAATAGTAAAGCTGCTCAAGCTGCGGCAGCAACAGCTATTTCTTTACAGAATCATCAACAACGTATCGCCTATGCTACATTCCAGCAACAGAATCGTATGGCGATGGCGCAACAGCGTCAAGCTGCTCGCGGTGGTGGTGGGGGTGCGGGTGGTGCGGGTGGTGGTGGTTGGGGTGCGGCGTGGGGTACTAGTGGGTTATTGCAAGGTTTGGGTACACTAGGCAAGGCGGTTGCAGGGGGTGGTGGGGCCGGACTGTTAGGTGGCTTGGTTGGATTAGGTGCGGGTGGATTTGCGGGTGGTGCGATTGTAGGACAGATCACCGCACTTGTTAAAAACTTCTCTGATGCCGCTGTTGCTGCTGATACGATGACGGCAGCATACTCACGTCAGGCGGTTGCAGCTAGATCGTTGGCAGGTAGTCAATCCCAAGTTAATAGCTTATTGGTACAGTACGATGAAGCTACAGGCGGTATCCTTAGCAAACAGAAGCAACTGGAAGGTGTTACCAAGCTCCTTAGTGTAGGCTTTGCCGATACTTCACAAGAGATAGAGAAGGCGGCAAAGAGTATACGTGGGATCTCCCTAGCCACAGGTAAACCGCAAGATGCTGTAGAGAATGATCTTATCTTAGAGATGTTCTCGCAACGTGGTATGCGTTTAGATCAGTTGGGCTTGCAGTACGATGTAGTGCGGGAAAAGCAAGAAGAAATGATGAAGGCTAATTCCCAACTAACAAAGCAGCAAGCCTATCAAAACGCTGTACTAGATCATGCGGTTGAACGTTATGGGAAACTAGCTGATAGTGCCGCCGGACAAGCAACGGCGGTAGAAAAGTTATCTGCAGATTATGAAGATCTTGGGCTATCAATTGGTCAAGCCTTTAAAGTTCCTATAGATCATATTGCTGGGATGCTCAACAAAGATGTCAAGGCAATACAGAGTACAGTTAATGAGATTAATCGGGTAACCCCTAATGAAATCAGGAGAACGGGGGATGTTCCTGGGGGTGTTTGGGAAGGGCAAACAGGAGAGCATAGTTTAGCAGAAGCGCAAGCTATCAAGCTCGGCGCAGAGATGGAAAGAGCTGCTTTAGAAGCAGGTCAATTTAACTCTGCGGTCTTGGGGGCCGTACCGACGGCAGAGCAATTAGCAGATGCCTTTGCTAAAGTAGATGCTGCAATTAAATCTGCTGGTATTTCAGTTAGAGCGTTACGAGCGCAGCAAGCTCTGGCTACGGGTACAGGATTCGGTTTAGGCAAAGGTTTAGATTACGATCCATCTGCTATGATGAAAGGTCCTAGTGGGCCTACGGCAGATCAGATAGATGAAATCGTGTCTTTTAATGCAGAGCGTGATGCTATAAATGCTCAAGCTAATGCAGATATCTTATCTGAAAATCGTAACTATTTCCGTAGTCGGGCTAAGGCAGAACGGGATTATCAAGAGCAGGTATCGGAGGAAGCGGCTGATTTTGCTAGACAGCGTGCTCGCGATAACGCACACTTTGCTGCCGATCTCGCAGATGCAGAAAAGGAAATAGCCGAGAGCAGGATCAATATCCAAAATGATTTGGCTAAATCCTTAGCTCGTTTAGCTAGAGATCATAATCGCCAGCTTGCAAAATACCAAGAAGACTTAGAAGAAAATATTGCAGATGCCCGTAAAGATGCAGCAAAACGAGAAGAAGATGCCATTGAAGATTTCAACGAAAAGCAAGCCGAAGCTCGCGAAGACAGCGGCAAGCGCATCTTGGAAATGGAAGAAGACTTCAAGCGGGAACAGAAGCGTGCTGCTGAAGACCACAATGATGCTATCCTAGACGCTGCTTCTCACTTGGATGCCGCTGCAATCTACGCCGAACAAAAGGCTTTCTTCCGTAAGAAGCGGCAAGCAGAGGAAGATCAAGCACTTGCTATTCAGAAGGAAAAAGAAAGACTTGCCGAAGAACTTGCTGAAAATGAAGAAGCCCACAGTAAAACTTTAGAAGAGCTAAAAGAAAATCTGCAAGACGAGATTGATGAGCAAAATAAAGCGCATCAGAAGCGTGTAGATGATGCTAATGAATCTTATGAATTGCAACTCAAAGATCAACAAGATGCTGCTGCCGAACGTTTAGAGGAGCAAGGTAAAGAAGATGCTGAGCGTCTGCAGGATATGAAGGACGCACATATCCTTAGACAGAGCGAAGAAGATATTGATCGTGGGATTAGATTAGGTAAAGATGAAACGCAACACAATGCACAACTACTAGAAATGGATAGGGTGCATGGTGAGCGCATTACGCAAATCGGTACGCACGCTGGCGAAGAACTGACAGCTCTGAATACGGCTCACAAGCAACGTCTATTGGATTTGAATTATGCTAATGGTGCTTGGCAATTAGCAGAAACCAGAGCTAGAAATATTGCGCTGGCCGAACATAAAAAGTTTTTAATGGAAGATCGCCGTATAGCATCAGAGGCAAGACGTGATGAGCTAAAAGAAAAAATCGCAGAAGCTATTGCTATAGGTGCTGATTTTAGCAAATTACAGGCGATGCTAGAAGCTCTAAATACAACCATCGGTGGTTTAGATTCTTCTATTGAAACGCAACAAGGCGTCATAGACGCATTACCGAAGCCCGAAGACGTACTTATCCAAACGGGTGGTGGTACAACAGGAACTTCTAGTACAGATCAAACCATAATTACAGGTGAAGGCAGTAGTTATGCGATAACACCCTCTTCCAGGACTGGCGGGGGTGGGACTCGTACTAGCAATATACGAGTAGATCCTGGTGCTATCGTAATCCATGCGCTGCCAGGAATGTCGGTGGCTAGTTTGGGTGATGAATTTGATGCTAGATTGTTACAACTTCTAAGAAGGGTAGCGCAAGCAGGATGAGCAACTATCGTGTAGCTTTAGGCCAAGATGTTGCGCTGGCTTCTCTAACTTTGATGAATCCACAACCTATGAGTCCTGGGGTTAAATTTACTCGTAGATTAACTTTTGGGGATGGCTCAGTATTAGATCAGGGTCTATATGCAGAGTGGATTTATAGTGTAGTAGACACAGATACACAGCTATCTGCAATTTTAACGCCTATGGGTTTGATGGCCGCACAATCTGCGCTTGTAACGATCAATACACGGAATCAACATTACGTATACAAAAGATATAATGGCATGGCGATTCGCCCAGAAGCTAACTGGGAAAACTATTTTGCTCGTAACATTACAATCATCATTAGAAACTTGGTGGTGTTGCCGTGACGTTGCGTCTTTACATGCACAAGCCTAAAGTCATCATGCGTGCTAGGATGAATCAGAATCCGGCTGGTCTTGTGTATCCACAACCAACGTTGCAATTTGATACTGTGACTGTAGGTGATGTCACGCTCTTAAAAGAGAGCATGACGGTACTAATAGGTTCTGCGCCAGATAAACATGATTATGGTATGTTACGTTACAGATATATGGATCCAGATTTTCCTACTACGCAGATGCACGTAAGTCGCTATTCGCAAGGTATAGGTATTGGGGAAGCGAAGATAGTAGATAATTCTTATATCACAGTGTTGGAAGATTATCGTGTATGGGCGAAGATTCCCTACTTTGCGGGTGGGGCGATGTGGAAGGATTATGACATTGGGGCTTATTTGAACAATGGCAAGCCACCTGGAGTTCCCAATGGTGGGCCAGGGACGGCAGGGACAATAGATCCAGGAACAGGTAGGCTGGAAGTAGCTTTTGATTCTAAATCTTTTATCCATGATGTAGCTATGTCTCCTGCCGTATCTGTTCCCCAGAATCACATATGGGAATTTCCTGCAACCGCTACTATCGTTGCCGGAAGTATATCTTCCCGACAGGTGACGGTACGTTTTCTTCCTGGCTTTTATTATGTGTATCTGACGGTACATAATTGGGGATTGAATCATGCTGAAACTCAGAAGATCCCCATCTTTGCTCGTGATCCTAATAATGATTTATCTACTACCAAATTCCAAGTAGTGTCGCACAGTCAAGATCAAATAGGACAAGAACTGGTAATAGATTTCCCTAATGATCTTCCCCGTAGCACCTATTACGATGGCTTTCTAATGATGATGTGGGATGATGACATCACCTATGTTCCTATTCTCAGGCGACATATGCAATTTATAGGATGGCATCAAGCGGATGAAGTATCTTTGCGGGTAGAACCTACAGCAACCCTAGATGAAACTAGATTGCACTTCTACGATGCTGGTAAACGCTTGACAATGCTACCTGGCTTCACCGTAGTTATGGAATATAATTCTGCTGGCGGAGCAGATTGGTCACAGAGCGAATTTTCTAACGTCTTATATTATGTGTGGTTCTTGCTACATTATCATACAACTGTGCTGGAAGTAGCTGATTTCTATGACTATACCCACAGTCTTGCCGCTTTCGAGTTCACTGTATTAGGTAGCGATAAGCAGAACGTTTCAGCACAAGTACAGGAACTTGCTACTAGAGTATGTCCTGACTATAAGATGACTTGTAATAAGCAGGGTCAGTTGAAGATGATACCGGATCTTAGTCTTACGGAAGAAACGGTGGGCCGTCCCACTACAGTGATGGAATCCATTTATGATAATATGTGGACGAGCATCACATGGGGCTATTCTCATCAACCAAAAGTAGGACAAATCCAAACTAAATCCCTGATCTCATCGCATGGCTATATCATGATAGATGCTATTGAAACTCTGGAAGTTGTAGCTTGTGTTGCCGGAGGTTCGCAATATGGACAAGGTGAACAACTAGTTGAAACAGGTGAGATGATTGCTTTTAATGCCAATGATCTTAGGATCACTGAAGGTCATCGTTTTGCCAAACTCAATCGATTGTATGAACCTTTTACGATTACTGTACCTTACGAGATATTAGATCCTGATGTGGATGTAGGAGAAGCTAAGTGGGTGAATCTTACTATTGGCGATGAACTTCATCCCATTCGGGAATCTACGGGCTTCTCGCAGATACGGGGTGTAATCACCGAAATGAGTACGCAGTATGAATATACTGATACAGGCTTGAGCCGTACCGTTACCTTGAAGTGGGAAATGGAAACCAGTGGTCATCCTGCTGTTGCTGTTACCTTGTGGCCGGACGCACCAGAGGAAGGGACAGTATGAACGAAAGCGAAATCTTAAGAACTTTAGATCGTATCTGGGAACGTAGCAATGTACGTACTACAATCTATGGACGGTTGGGTAAAGAGGGCGGCACAGTAGAAGATATTGAAGTGCGTGGGCGTCCTGGCTATGTGTACGTGTCAGTAGGTGATCTGGGCGATCAGGGTCTTAACATAGCAAAGGATAAGGTAGGTGTTGCCAGAACCATCTTTCAGCAAGTTAAGATGCGACGTGAACTTGGTGAACTTGTCATCTACGAAGCCTCTGCCTATCAAGGCGGTACAGGAACTGGAGATGTGGGAACAGGTGGTGGCGTCACTAGCTTTTTTGCGTTAGATGAAGTAGATCCTAATGATTGGGATAATGGCGAAGTACCTACCTGGGATGTAGCTTCTGGAACTTTCAAACCTATGACGCCTGGAGAGGGCGGCGCAGGGGGAGGAAGCTATCTTCCTGGGGATGGTATTATCTTTGCCGGAAACGTCATCCAAGCTAAAGCTAATACAGATCGTGGTATTATTGTAGATAGTACAGGTATCGGCGTCTTTGCCAGCATCAATGGCGGTATCGAATCTGATTTTGTGACCCATACAGGACTTCGTCTCAATCTTCATTCAACGGCTAGCGGTCTTAGTGTAGATTCCACTGGTTTACGAGTAGGTGCTGGTGATGGAATTGCGATTAGCGGTTCCACCGTAACGGTGAACGTACCACAAATCTACAATCCTATGGCTGGTCTTACACATGTAAGCGGTGATCTGGAAGTTAAATTAGGTACGAATAGTGGATTAGAATTTGGATCAGGTGGTGGTCTTTTATTTGGAGATGGTGATGGTTTGCTATCCACAGGTAACGTCACTAATGTTGTAGTAGATGATCTGATGGGGCAAGGGCTGGTTAATGATGGTAGCAACAACTTCAAAGTCCTGTTCTCAGAATATCCCCCTGCCGGAATGGGTTACGGCAACTATGATGGAATCTATGTAGGCGAGGGTAAGGGTATCCTTGTCTATCCTGATCATATAGAAGTAAAGCTATCTACCATTGAATTAGATGGTATGCAATTTGATGCAGAAGGTGGGCTGTTCATTGGAGATGGTGATGGCATCAACGTCAGTGAGGGGGCCGTAGCTGTAGATGTAGTGGAACTGATTAGTCCATTGGTGTATGGCATAGGACATGATGGGCTTAATAATTTTGTTGTAGAGCTGGAACCCAATTCAGGTCTAAGATACAATGACCCTTCCGGCAAGCTAGAACTTGGTACGCCAGGAGATCTTACTGTACACTCAGAGAGTATACTTATTGACGATACGCATTATCATCATGTTGCTACTTCTAGCAATCCTGGCCCAAATGAACAGATAATGGCTACCGACATCTACGGTGGCTTTATTTTTGACACTAACTTATTAACTGTAGATGCAGCTAATGATCGTATTGGAATTAACACATTTCCTGAGAACTTGTCTGGTGCTGCCGCATTGGATGTATTGGTAGATAACTTAGATGACATCACGCAACGTCTACGGCAGAAACAAGATCAACGTGGGCGCATCTGGCGTGTAGAAGATTATACTGGTCAAGAGCTTATTGTATTGGATTCCGTAGGAGATCTGCAAAGCGGTAATCCTGGTTTTGTTTCAGGGATGACAGGTTGGCAAATATCCCATACGGGAAATGCAGAATTTAATAACATCTGGGCTAGAGGTGAGCTTCATGCTACCGTCTTCGTCAAAGACGAGATCCATGCCACAGGTGGAACCTTCATGGTGGCTACAGCAGCAACCTTCTATGAAGATTGCATAATCACCGATGTAGGTGTAGGTATAGATTCTTTCTGGGTAGATAATAATAGTATTGTGCCGGATGGTGAGGGGCCGTTGCAGATTGTTAGTACCAGCGCAAATTTCTTAGGAACTGAACTTACGATTGAAACGGCAGGGAACGTCATCAAATTAAATCATCCTCCCTCTGGCCCCGCTACTTACTTCCAGCAAGGTGAAATTCTTAGAGTCAAAACTGAAATCAACGAAGTAGATAATCCACTACGATTGGCCGATGTATGGTTGGTGGTGAATCAAGGGGATGTGCATGATGATTACGGTAGCTATAGTGTAGATAAGGTATCTGGTAGTGATTGTACAATTCCTAAAGGTACGGCAATTGTAACTTACGGACAAGTAGGAGATGGCGCAATTCTGATGACCTCTGATTGGCGTCCGGCCAGCAATGATGATGGCTATGCTCCTTACATTGACATCTTTACTACAGGTGAAGCACCCTGGACAGGTGAGCTTGGTTCTATCATTCCGCATGTGCGCTTAGGTCAACTCAAGGGTGTTGGTCTTCCTGGGGTATCGGGCATCAATCGGTTTGGCATGATTGCTGGTAGTGATCTTTCAGATGCAGCCAGTGGCTATCTTATAGCATCAGGTGAAGGCGTTGAGCTATACAAAGGCTTGATTCGGGTACATAATGGCGCAAATCTTACTGGTCAGTGGGATCAAAATGGGAATTTCAAATTAGGTAAAAATGTAGGACAATCCGCAACTACTGGATTTGAAGTAATCACAACGGCAGGGCATGATGATGAAGGGGATGTTTATATTGGAGATAGGGAAGGTACACACTATCTACATTGGGATCAATCTAATGGTACGCTATTAGTTACAGGAAGTCTACAAGTGGGTGGTGGTGGGGGATATGCTACCACAGTTTATGTAGATGAAGCAATGGATGATGCTGTAACAGAAGCTAATCTATACACAGATGGTGAAATTGGCGGTATTCTGGGAGCGAACAACGTCTATACAGATAGCCGTCGCCTGGTGGCTGTGGATGGTACGTGGAGCAGTACAGCGTATAATAAGGTCAAGTGGGTGAGCGCAAAGGCATACTTTGCCAACCAGACTTCCCGCACCATTACTAACAGCATTGCAGGTGATCTGACGGTTGCTGTGGGCCGTACCTATCTGTATGTAAATCTAGATCAGGTAGGTAATCTAACAATCATTCCTGTGACGAGTGCGGCCACACTTATCCAACCCTCCTATGTGGTGATTGCCGTAGTAGATGTAGGAACTAGTACAGCTTCTACCGCCAGAGCAGCCATCAACATTATCGTGGGTAGCACTTACATCACAGGAGCCAACATCTTTACAGGTAGTATCTTGGCCTCAAATATTGCTGCCAATGCGATTGATACCGGATGGCTTGCTGCCGGAGCCGTGACCGCCAATGAAATTGACGTGAACACCCTAAGTACGATTAACGGCACAAAGATACAACGGATTGAAGGAGTTCTTCTTTCGGCTGCTAGAATAGCAGGACAAGCGGCTACGAACTTAGTATCTTGGGGTGGCGTAGGAAATACTCTCAGAGTCACATTGGCAAATGGAGTGGTGATCACAGTAACGGCCAGCAGCCGTACGATCACGGGATTAGAATATGCCTATGTGTTGAATAGGACATCCAATGCTACGGTTGCTTTGCTCTGGTATGATCCTCTAGAACCAGCGATTGATACACTACCATCTAACGCTGTGGTGATTGCGGTCTGTCAGTCGGGGCCGGAAGCGGCTACTGCGGTGATGGTCAATGGTGGCGTTATCATCTCAGGTAGCAACATCATTGCTGACAGCATTACGGCAACACAGATAAAAGCAAGATCTATTACCGCAGGTCTTATTGCATTGGATACTATCACATCAGCAGAATTGAATGATAGCGTCTTTACCGATGTAGAAGATAATGCGACCAATGCCGCCATCGCCTCATTAGATTTGGAAACTATTGTAGGGATATCAGGTAAGATCTCTGCGGATGGCACAGTTCCTACACCCGTATTGGGTAGATTCTCCTGGCCTGCTCTTACGGTTAGATACAAGACGGGAAGAACTAGCAGCATCACAACAGTTGGTTCTCCTTATGATATGGTAGCAACTGCATCTACAGCTAGAGTTTATTTTAGCATAAATCCTCAATTATCTTCTACTGCGATGGTAATGGATGAAACTTTGTCTGGTGTCCCTGCCGGAAATATCATCATCGCCGTTGGGGAACGGCAAACCACAGCATCATCTGTGGCGATGGTATACGGTGGTGTGGTGATTTCGGGTAACAGCATTGTAGCAGGAAGCATCACAGCTACGCAGATCAATGGTGGAACCATTACCGCAGATAAGGTAGATTCTAATTTCTTTACTAGTAGTCAGGATATAGCGGCGGGACAAGCCACAGCGGAAATCTATAAGAATACGATTGTATCTTGTAGTGGTGCTTTGGTAGCAGATCCCAATACTAATGGGAAGATTACTTGGCCTGCGATGACCATACGGTTCGCAAATAATTCGACCAGAGTAGTTCCAGCTTCTACGGCTACAGTCTTTCATAACATAGATACTGTAGGAGCTAGAGGTTATTTTTGGGTAGTTCCTGGGGAACCTGCTGCTACTACATTACACGGAACTACAACATCTACTGCTGTACCGAATGACGGCGTCATCATTGGTGTAGCGGAACGGGGTGAAACACATACTAGTGTGACGATGACTTATGGTGGTACGATTATCTCTGGCAATCACATCATGACAGGGAGCATCACTGCTGGCGAGATTAGCGCAGGAGCAATTGATACTCTACAACTTGCTGCCTTTGCTGTGACGGCTGGCAAGATAGAAGCGGATGCTGTAACAGCAGATAAGATTAATGTTGTTAATCTTGAAGCAGTGAAGGCTCTTACGGGAAATCTTACTGTCAATGGCTATCTTAACGTAAGTGGCTCTGCCGCAAAGATATATTCATCTACAAAAACTACTTTTGGCTCTGCTGTAGCTGGCTTCTTCATGGGGTGGGATACGGTAGGAGCAGATGCTTACAAATTTGCACTAGGAGATGCTAACAATTACTTCAAATGGACCGGAACTGGCTTTGATACCAGATGGGAAGATGCTTTTAAAATCGTGCCGTCAGGTCCCAATGGTGAATGTTTCTACATTGAGCATCCTAGCTCTAGTGCTAGATATGTTAGCATTGGCGCATTGTGGAACTACAAAGGACTAGATTGGTTACGAGTATTACCTAATCTTTATGTGGACAATGCTTATTGTTCTTTCCTAGAGAGTGTTGAAATAACTCTTGCGACGACAGCTCCTGCCAATTTCACGGCAATGAGATTTGAATCTGCCAATGGTTCCTACGGCAACACCTTAGACTATCAAGGTGCTTCTGGAACACTTGTTTTTAACGGCACTCTTACGGCTGGAGTTTCAATGATTGCCGGCTCCATGATCAACTCGGGCAACACATTCAGAATTGCTGGGAGTAGAACACCCCCTAGTCGCACATCTTCTGGAAATGTAGGGGAAATTTGCTGGAACGGGACATACCTGTACATCTGTACGGCAACCAACTTTTGGTCGAAGATATTACTTGAACCACTATAGGAGAGAGCATGAGCAAGCAAGAAGTAGGACGACCACTTACGGAAGCACAGCGACAGCATCTGATGCAGCTTATTGCTGATATGCGTGTATCAAGTGCTAGATTGGAAGCTTCCAAAACAATTATGGAAGCGCAAATTGAATCTGCACAGAAAGAATTTGATGCGGCACAGATGAACGCTAACGCCTTCCTGCGATACTGTGGGCTAGAGCATAAGATCACATTCGATGATGGGCAATGGCGTTTTGATGAGCAACTGATGTGCTTCGTACGGAACTTGCCATTAGAATCCATACCTAATCCTAATCATGATGTGGTGGTGGGGCCGGAAGATGTGCGTGAGGTTGTGAAGGAACGGCAAGCACAGCCAAACGGAACTGGAGGCTAGGATGCCAAGTACAATTCGGGATCTCTCTGAATTGACTACTGTAGATAACAGTGATTTCCTGCTGGTCAGTGATACATCGGATGTAGTCAACAGAGATAAGCGCATCACCCGTTTGAATCTGGTAGGCACGAACATCACAGGTGGCGGGAGCATCAATACAGGGGGCTTCAACGCTACGATTCCAGCCAGCGGCAATGTAGTGATGAAGACGACTGTGGCTCCTTCTGCTGGTGCTGCCGTAAGATGGGCCGATGGCAACACGATTGAAGGGGCTGGTGTTCTGCATGACATGATGGTACGGAAAGCAGCCGTCGGATCAGCTACAACAGATCAATTGCTTGCCTGGAATGATTCTGTGAATACCGTCAAGAGTACTGGAATTCCGATGGGGGATGTAGTAAAGCGCATCGGTACGGTCACTACGGCAGGTCATGTTCCGCAGTTTCATGATGACAACACCATCAAAGGAACGTTGATTCCCTACACTGATTTGGTACTTCGTACTGGAGCGCAGAGCATCGCTGGCGTCAAGACGTTTAGCAACGTTCCTGTATTTACGCCTGGGATCAACGTAGGTGGTGGTACGAACAACATGACCTTTTATGATAGCGGTTCTTTCACGCCCATTTTTAACTTTCCAGGTGGAGCAGGTGGTCATACGACTAGCACGATGACAGGAGCATACGTGCGGATTGGCACGATGGTCTTACTTGAACTGGATTGCCGTCTTACTTCTCTTGGGACAGCTACGGGCCAAATTAGATTCGATGGTATGCCCTATCCACCTTCGAGCAATAGATCCATTGGCACAGTACGCTGGACAAATACGGGGTCAAATTTTGTCAACATGATCGTGCAAGCGTCGTCGGGGCTGCTTATGCTCTATGGGATTACCGCCGCCTCTGCAACACTGGCAACGGTAGTGAATACAACGCATCTCACAAATACGTCAACGTTCTTAGTCAGTGTATGTTACGTCTGTGCAGCTTAATTCAGCGAGAAAGATTGTGATGGAAAATCAAGATGTAGATCAAGAAGCTAAAGATTACGCTGCTAAGAATGCAGCGACAACTCAAACGGAGGCTACCACGATGGCGATGACCACAGCAGAAGTAGACGAATTTGTTCTGTCGGGGCAAGATCTTCTTACTAATCTGGCTACGGCAGCAGAGAATCTATTGAAGTTTTCGGATAGCTTTGAACAACGTGGCGGCACACCTGTATTCGGAAATGATGCTCTGGAGATTGTGTACATCAGTAACGGTTTGCAGATCTTTCTTACACCTGAATATCGAGCTACGATTGCTAGATTACGTACAGACATCTGATCTCATTTGCAAAATCTGCTTTTAAGCTGTATTCTACAAGATATATAAGGAGATAATCATGTCTAAATTAATCGTATTTCTGATGAGCATTTCGGCGATGTTCGTAGTCACGAGCTGTCTTCTACGAACTGATTTTGATCCAGCAAGATTGGCAGAATTGCATTGGATCACGCCTCCGGCAGAAGAAGTTGTCATCTCGCAGCCCATTGCAACGCCTGATGCTACAGAAATCGCTATCGAAGAGGCCGTAATTGAAGCAACGATGGTTACGACGCCCGCCCCAGAATGTCTTCTCAAGGGAAATATAAACTCACGGGGCGAGAAGATCTTGCACTCCCCAGGAGGAAGTTCCTATGATCGTACAGTCATAGATCCTGAGCGTGGAGAGCAATGGTTCTGCGATGCGGCATCTGCAATTTCTGAAGGATGGCGTGAAGCACAGTAGTGATCTCCCTGATCAGATTGGAAAAAAATGCGATGCTAAACTGGATAATCTTCATCGTGGTTGCGGTTCTTTTAGTCACGGGAATTGAGTATTTTTCAAGATCATTTCCCCCTCCCTGGCGTATGCTTTCATTGGGCCTCATCGTTCTGATTCTGGTCATCTGGCTCTTGGGTCTGATGGGATATGTTCCCCTTCCTATGCCACGATAGATCAAAAAAAATCCCCAGGATTGCTCCTGGGGATGTGGGGCCGGACTCTACTTAGTTGCTTCCTTGATCAATTTAATAGCATCGTTGATTCCAAGAATAGCTCCTGTGTTCAAGCCTTTCTTATAAGCGAAAGTTTCGTTGATCTGCTCTGCCAGAATCTCAGCTTTACGCTTCTCCAGTTCCTCTAGCAGTTTCTTCTGCTCTTCTTTATTCATGATCCTCTTATTCCCAGAACTAAAAACACGATTATAAACAATCCTACCAGGATACTAAGATGCAGCAGTACCCACAGATTCCACCTGATCTGCGGATCCATTACCGTTCTCCTGCTTGACAAGTTCCTTGATCATGTAGATGGCCTCGTTGAAAGCATAGACTTCACCCTTCAACTCATTGCTTTCCAACTTGGTGCGAGTTTTACCAATCTTAGCACGACTTTCGGCAGCACGTTGTTCAAGCTGGCTGATCAATTGACTTACATTTATTCCGTTAGACATGAGATGCTTTCTGAGCAGTTTATGGACATACTCAGGTCTAGATTAGTTAGATCAGTTAGGTTTCAACTCTGGTGAGTTGTAGGTAGATATGAAGCCAATAAGATCTCCGCATCGTACTTGCACATAATACAGAGGCTTCTTATTGGTCTCCTTTACGTAAGGACTTCCTGTGGTGTAACACACAGTAGATTCGTGGACAAGCGTATAGGATAGGAATTCATCTCCTATGATTCTCCAAACTTTCACATAGCCATCACTGAAGGATGTAGCTTTCAAGTGAATCATATTAGCGGGTGACAAAGCGTGGGAAATCATAGTCATTGTTAGTCCTATCGCTAGAACTATGATTGCGATTTGCCCGACAGCTTTCATGGCAGCAGGATTTCCTTTCCTGATATAAAGGAGTCCTAGGATTGGTATCCTAGGACTCCTGTCTTACCAGCGAAAGCTAAACCAGCTCTTCGTCGCTATATTCTTCGTCTTGCTCTTCCTCGTAAAGCTCATCCTCTTCTGTTGGTGCGATGCCTTGTGCCATGACCATGCCTTCGCCATCACCATCCTCAACTGGCGTCATAGCTGCACCTCTTGCACCCTTACGACCTGCTCCTGTCGCACGACTGCCAGCAGTCTTGGCCTTCTTTTCCTTCACAGGCTTGGCAAGGTCATCGAAGTGGTTGAGAATATCCTCATCGAAGAACCAACCCTTGCGAGCTCCCACGAAGTAAGGCGTCCACACACTTCCACGACCCCCGAGAGGGTCGTGCCGGAAGCGGTCACCGCCCATTGCCTGTGCGACGCGACCAGGCCCGTATCCAGCAGCTTTAGCAGCGGCAAAGACCTGCTTGACCGGAATAATGGTGATGGTCAATTGCTTCACCTGCTCATCGTTGAGAGTACGACTGGCTTTGTACTCTTCCAATGAGCGACGCTTGCTCAGCTCTTCACCAACTACGATCTCAAACTCCTCATCCGTAAGACCTTCCAACTTCGTAGCATTAAAGCCTACGTTCTTGGCAAGCTGACGGAAGCAGAGTGGACAGATCCCACGTCGCACGATAGTATTGCGACGAACGGGATTGCCGCAGACGACACAGATAACCTTTTCCGCTTCCGGAATGGGGTTGCCTTCTTCATCGAGCTCTTGTACCTTCGGTTCAGTTTCCACTTTAACACGCCTCGTCTTTCTTGGTAGCATTACCTGAACGACTTCCTCTTCACTACTGGAGTCGGTAGAAGGCAGAGTATCGACATCATCGACATCTACATACTCTTCCTCCTCTCCAGTTGACAACTTTATCTGGAACTCACCTAGAGTACCATTCTTGGAGGGGAGAAGCGTTGCTCCTTCGGGAAGGTTTGGCCGTACATCGGTCTGCTTGATTCCCAGTTGCTTGGCCGCAAAGCGAACGGTGACGTACTCACCATCTGCATTCTTAGCGGCAACCAGGGCCTCGATTTGACTGGCGATGCTGGGCTGAACTTGGTCTGACATTGTATAATCCTTTCTTGGATTACTAAATTGGGGTAGGTACTACAGGATTTATTGTAACATGAATGGGTCGGCTTGGCAAATTTCCGCACCGACCAATCCGTTATACACTACTTCTTGTAAGTCTTGTATCTTACAATTCTATTGATTGTGCTATAAGATACATTAAGGCTATCAGCAATATCTTCAACTGATTCTCTACTAGATCTATCTCTTATATTACTGATTTCTTCTGCTGAAAACTTAGATAACCATTGTTTTTCTCCGGCAACATGTAGAGATACATGTTTCTCATGCTGCATAATTTCAAGATTAGAGAAATGATTATTCTGGGGATTTTCATCCTTATGGTGAACAACATAGTCTTTTGGGATTTCCCCCACAAAAGCCTCATAGACTAATCTATGGATTGTATGAGTTAGTTCCCATCCAGCTTTGTTAAGTGCAATAGTCTTGTGGCCGTATTCAGGTGTATAGACTTTTCGTAACTTGTCTGGAGTTCGTAGAGATTTTATATCCCCATTTTCCGACACTTGGTAGTATCCTTCATACCCTACAATATCTTTCCATTCCATATTCACTTAACTTTCTTGGTGGCTGTATTACCCTAGTTTGGGCAAGTGTAAGTTGTTAACGTAGGGTACTACTTATAAGGGGTATAACATAGTTTTACAGCGCATAGCATAAGGTTTTACACCCCAAATAAGGGGTGTTTTGCCTATACCCTACGCTGTAAATTTGCACATTGTAGTGTGCAAACAAATAGCTCCCATTTTCATGAGAGCTATCTGTTTGAACATACAAACTAACGAACGTAAACAGCCCATTCCCGCAGAGCCGAGGCTGTCCCCGGATCTGTTGCAGCTAGATCCTCTAAGGTGCGCCATGTGCCATCCGGTCGTTGAGAATAAGCTTCTAGCGGCGCATTGGTGCTTTCCGCCTCTTTAAGTTGCTTATCGATGAAATACTGTTTACTATCTACGAATACACACCACGCTAGGATGTAACGGTACTTCTTTTCTAGCGGTGTATATCCTGACTTGTGGGAAGGTCTTCCTGAGCGTGGCATGGTTTAGGTATGCGCCTCGATACTGAACTGGAACAGTTGCTCGTAAGCCAACTCTTTGGTCTTGCTGCGATCCCCAAAGAGCGTATTCCACTGACGGCTATCCCCGATAGGGCCAACTGTAGGACGATAATCTTCGATTTCTACAACTGCATTGTAGAGACCCCATACCGTACCCTTCAGCACGTCGCTATCCATGCCCATCCCCTCACCTTGCCAATCTTCCATTACACGCTCCCGCCAGTTAGCCTTCGCCTTCACGTCGGCTTCATAAGCCTTTTCCCGCCGTTCCATAACGCTTTGGTCAGGAACATAGGAAGGCTTACGAGGATCCACGTAGATGCGCTTGAGAGCATCTTCTGCTTGCTCATCGTCGATAGTAGTGGAAGCCATGTAATTGAAGGTTACGGCCAACGCTTCGCTCTTCTTCTCGGCACGTTGCACAATGCCCTCCATCCAACCAGCCAGACGGCTTTCGACGTCCTTATCGTGGATGATTCTGAAACTCTCGGTACTGGCAGATTTCGCTGCGATCAGCGTGTTCTGGCAGACCACACGTACTGGCGTAACACGAACTTGAATTGCGCCATCACCGTATGGGCTGTGCAACAAGAGATAAGAATCAACCTCATCCGCTACGCTACCCTTTCCCATAATCTGAAAAGAGGGTAACTTTGTGGTGATGAAGATGCTTTCACCTTGCCCCAGAACACCGAGCGTTTCAACGGGCTTCTTGGTAGATTCATCCCAGATTTCACAAGTGCGAAGGGGATCTACCATTGTGTACTCCGGCCCAACAATCCCAAAACTGCGGAAGTTGTTGTCGTCAGGAAGTGGGTGGCGAGTGATCACACGGTTCGGTAATTCCAACTTAATGTTACCGACCTTTGTGAAGACAGGTTCCAGAGTCACAATGTATGGTTGCATCCCATTGAAGATCTCTGTTGCCGTCTGTTCCTCTTCCCCGATCTTCCCTAGTCCGTGCCAAGCAGGTTGGCGAAGGGAGTAGAAGCGTTCGTTGAAAAGATTGTGAGCCATGATGTAGTTCCTTTCTTGAAACCAAATAGTTTTTAATCGTGTAACATATTTACACGATAAGTTGCACCATCATGGATGATGCAACCTACGTGGAACTATGCTGCCTGATCTATCCAAAGGAAGAAGTCAGATTGTGATATAAGCGGTGAGCGGAACATTAGCACTACATCATATTCCGTTGGCACAATTGCATCTACTGTATTCAGATACTTATAGTTAGTATGAGCTATAACTGAATCTATATATGCTTGCGTATAGATACAGCACTCATCCCAACTTCCTGTGAAGAGTGTTTCTGTACTGTCATCTTTATCTGACTTATAAAGTACATCATAGGGGTTAGGGTAATTCATCTTCTGCATCCTTTACATCTCTTGCAAGACTAAGATCGATTTCAATTTCTTCCTGGGTTTGTTGCCGCCGAATCAACTTAACGAGCTGACCAGAATACTTAGGAAGAAGTGTGTAGAGCCAACCTAATTGTTTCATGCTGAAGGTTTGCTCTCGCAGAGCTTGCTGCGCTAGGGATGTGAGAAACTCCTGATCCTGTGGAGAAAATCCCCATCCATTGCTTATATGGTAGGTAGGAACTTCCTTTTCAGTATCCGTTTGTTCATCATATAGTGCCAGCAGCGCACGTCTTGCCCAATGTGGATGGGATTCCAGCTTGTGGCGGATGTACTCTTTGAGCTGTGCATCCGTCATGTTGCGGTATGCAGGGTGGATTGCGACCTTTCGCATTCTAGTCATCCTCCGCCATGTGCATATCATTCCATTCCGCCACATCGCTATCCTCATCATCATCGCTGCCAGTTGCACTTTCGATGAAGTCATTGCATTCATCGCAACGAAGATTGTAATCCTCCCAGTTAATTTCGTAATCTGTAATGATGCGATACTCGTCATCTTTGTCTTTCCACGCACATCTAGGGCAAAGCACATTGTTCTCTTCATCTATATAGAACAATGGATAGCCTCCAGGCCATGCGTAGGCAGGAAGATGATCATCCGCAGCCATTTGATCCGTAATTAACTTTTGGATCTTGGGATTAAACATTGCAGTTCCTTTCTTGAAACTAAGACTATGCTTTCTCGGCCTTGTCACCGTCTCCGTGATACTTATTGTACCATAGAGGGAGCATTACGGCAAACACATCTTTTGGGATGTGCTGCCGGACTCTGCATTCTACTCTACTCAGGCCAGCGGGGGCTAGAGACAGGAGTGTAGCTTTTCTTCAGGACGGGACGATGTTGCGGCAGCACAGGTGAAGACGCAACAGGACGATTTCTGTTTTCATTTTCTGCTAGTATCAGTAATGCAAATACAGGAAGTATGCCAAAGCAGAGACCTATGAAGAACCACAGCACAGGTCCTCTGTTTTGATTGCTTGCCAGTACCGCACAGATTATAGAGCAGAGCAACAACAATACCAGAACAATTAACCACATCTTACTTACTTTTCTCTTTCTTACTAACCTGGGAACAGTAGTTCGTATTCTTCCATTAACTCATCTTCGTCCCACCAGCCTTCTTCTACATCGTCTAAATGTAGGGTAATGGCAAGGCTCAGATAGCTAAGTAAGCGTTCTATTTTCCAGCTTACGTTAGTCGATTGATGCGGCGGGAACAAGGGTAGATAGGCATCTGCTACTGCATCCCGTAGATTCTTAAGAATATTATTCTCGTATTCCTGACGGGCTGCTTTTTGCAAGTCATCCCGTTCCCACTGATCCTGTTCTTCAATTTCTGTCACGGTGTTCTCCTATTAGAATGGTAGATTGTAATAAACCCAACGCTCTGATGTGCGTTCTCTTACGGCGGCAAGGAATTCAGTTTCATCCATGCTGAATAACTCGAGCAAGGTTTTCTTCTTGCTCTCGTTAGTTCTCACAATTCTATGCCAACATTCAGCAGGAGCATGATAAGCTCTACAATCTTCCCAGCTTTGCTGTTCTGATCTAGAGATTTCTAATAACCTACTGGCTATCCAAGATAGTGTATCATCCGCTTTGCCGTACAGCGTATCTTTGGAACAATTACGCAACATGGAAGGGAATCTCCTCATCAGAGAACTCAAATCCAGACTCGTTATTGTATTCTAGCACATCGTGTAGATTACCATTTTCATCTTGGTAGAAGATACATGCTACCAGATAATCTGGGTTTTCTTGGATGAGCTGCCAAAGTCTGACCAGCGCATGTTGGAGTTGGTAGAACCATTCTCCATCATGATCCTTGGCTTCATCTACCTGGAACTGTAGATCGTATGTAGCCATACTATTCCTTTCTGGAAATATAATGCAATCTGGTCTTGGAACCAGCCTTCGAGTGAAGGGAGCATTACGGCCCACCCATCATATGATATGGGTGTGGCCGTCCTCTGCAATTACTTAGCTTTCTTTTTCCACTTCCATCATTTCTGTGCCATCTTCACAGATGACCTTGTAGGTCTGCTTGGTGACTTGCACCAATTCAGTTTTGCTTTCTACGAGAATACGCTTGCACGTACCTTCCACCAATCGTTCAGCATCCATGATCAAGGTCAAGGAAATATATTCCTCGTCCAGATAGCGGCTGTAGTTCTTGGTAAGTGTGCCGTTATCGTTCTGATATTGACTACCGAACTTCCAGCCAGAACCGAGTGCCTTGCGTGCCGCAATCATATTGCTTTTAGACCACGGAACATATAAGGTGATCCCGTAGGTTTCAATATAGATGCGAGTATCGGTAGGCAACCAGCTCTCATCGATTAAGCGTGCCGCTTGCTTCACAAAAGTGAGGCGTGCCTTTTGCCGAGCCAGATAATCTTCCTGGCTCTTAATGGCATTGGCGATCAGCCCATCTTTCTTAAGACGGGGCAGCTTGATCGTGGATTGTTGGGTGTTCATGTTTGGTCCTTTCTGAACCTGATATTGTTGTTTGTGCATCTATTCGCACACCAAATGCTACCATCCATCACGTGATAGCATCTGGTTTGCGCCTAAACCTTACGGCCCCACAATAGACATAGGATAACTACAATTGCGAGTATTGCAAATTCCCATGGGATGGGTAGCATATTTTCCTATTCCTTATGTTGATATTTATAACTGTGAGGAAGTTGTAAATTCTTAACCCATAAGTGGAAGGCATAACCTGGATTATCGTTGCGATAGAAGTATATGCGTGCTATCCGAAGATCAACATCTGGGTCTTTAACCAACCGAAAATCTGGTGTATGGTTGCCCATTCTTTGGATTGCATCCACAAAACCTTCATAGTAACCGATAGCCTTGTCTCTGCTGCCAGCAAACAAGACTTCCGGATCACTGTTGCCGTCAGCTTCTTTGTACATTACGTAGTGCATTTTTACTCTTCGTCCTTCCATTCTTGCTCGGTCAGAATATACAGTTGGATGTGTTGGCCGTTACCATCAACGAGATTGTAATAATCTTTATGGTAGGTAGCATAACTTCGCCAACCCTGGCTCATGAGAGCTTGCTTATAGCCCATCTGAAATGTGCGTAAGCGGTCATGTGCGCCAAATTCTATCGGGCGTGGAGCTTCCGAATTCTTGCGCTCTAGTAATATGTACTTCATTTTGTATCCCTTTCTGGAGATTTCATATGACGATTACTGTACAGCAATCCTGTACACTATACGGCACAACAGATGGGGGTTGTGCCGTATCGTGTGCGTGATTACACTTCTTGCGATACAGGGGTAACGGTGGCAAACTCGAAGGTGTTAACCATATAACAGATTATGCCGTCTTCTTCGTTTACGTATTCGTAAACCTGATAGCTACCCATGCCGTCTGATCGCAAGAATACCAACGGGCAATCCCATCCATCCACTGTTACTATGATTGTACCATAGCCAGCCATCGGATGTACGGCAAAGCCCATATCCCCATCCCCTTCCACGAATTGGTCTTCGTGTAAGCGGGGTACGGCAACCACTGGATATTCTAACATGCGGGGTAAGTCCTTTCTGAACTTTGCTTTGTTTGCTTGCTGTGCCAATCTGCACAATAAGTTGCACAAATCTTGTTTATGCAACCTATGTACAACTTAGCTTCCTATGTCCAGCGGCAATGCTTCTCTGTGCCGTAATCAAACATTACAATGTTATTTTCTTCTGAATCATCTTCAGGGTTCTCTTCGTCTATGTAGGTAATGGTCAGATCAATACCAACCAACTTGCTAGGTATATTTTCCCAAGTTTTAATTTGGTCTGCTGCGATGTGCAACGCTGTGGGAAAATCCATTACTTGTTGGGTAGGCAATTGAAAACTCAGATCACCACTTACCGCAGCTACGATGTGATACATTTTATAAAGCCTTTCTGAACTTTGTTTTGTGTGTTACTTACCAGATTGTAAGTAAAGGTAACGGCCCACCCATCTGATGATGGGCCGTACCCTTTGCCTACAAGATTAACTTGCGTACCTACCCACAATTTTTTCTGCTTCTTTTAGGGTAGGTTTCTTGCCTTTTGCATCGCACTTTTTAACGTAGGCTACCAGATTGCTATAAATTTCTGGTTCTGTTGCAGCCAGGTCACGAAAATCCCACCTTAGCCGCTCTGAAATACTACCTAGCTGGCGTAGATATTCTACACTGTAGGTTACAGGTACATCGTCTTCCGATAGGCTGCCATCTGACATACTAACTGCTGGCGGCACAAACACATGATCTAGCCATATACCCTGCACTTCACAATCTACATTGGGGTCCATCCGACCGCACCAGGGTTCTACTGTTACGCTGCCCGCCTCAGAAATTTGTACTTGCTGCCGTATGCAAAACAGGTCAGATCTGTTCCAACCTGTTTGGGCGCAGTAGATTTCTGCACTTTGTGCATCGGCAAAGCGTACCGTAGTAATTCCATCGGTAGCAACCCATGTATCCATAAACATTGTTGTGCCTTTCTGATTTGTAATTGTTTTATTGTACAGCAATCCTGTACACTATGCTACACCAGTATTGTTTTCTGATGTAGCCTAGTTTACCTATTGCCTTTTAGCTAATTCGGAAGTAAGTAAGCCTGTTGCGTCACAATCTAGGTCAACCAGCCAGTCACTCAGATAAGCAAGTAGGTGGTTAACCGTTTCTTCTTGCGTGTACGTACCACCATCTTGTTTTGGGTAGCAACGTACCATAGCGGCAAGAAATTCTGCATATACAAAATCTGGTACTACTTGCCCTACGGCAGCACATATTTCGGAAAATGGTAAAGTCCGAAGATACGCTAGGTAGGGTTCGTATTCTGCATATACAGGGGCAAGCAGATTGTGCAACTTTGCGCTGTTGATTGCATGTTGCGCTTGCTCTTCAGATGTAAACATATTGCCTCCGATTTGATTTTAGTTTATTGTGCAACAGATTTGCACACTATGCAGCACAAGATTTGGTTTGCTTATGCTGCCTAGTTTGCAGATTGTGGTTAGGTAATTTGTACGTATGGGTCAGATTTACTGGTAGTAATATGTGGTACAGCATAGATTTGGTAGGTGTACAATGTTAGGCTAAAGTAGATGCCATTATGCAGTACATCTATTTCTACTTGTTGCTGTGCTTCAGATTTAAGGTTAGGGTGTAGGTACGAGATTATACCTGTGGTAAGTGTACCGTTAACATTAATCTGAACTTGCTTACCTACGTACATATTTTTGCGTTTCATGTTTTGCCTTTGCTTGAGATTTGTGTTGGTAAAACTGCTAGATTTGTTTTTGCAAAACTTCTACAGATTTGGTTTTACAAAACTGCTGTAGATTTTGCTTACAGATTTTGCTTGCAATTTTTGCTTACCAGATTTGGTTTGCAAAAACTGCAACGAGATTGTGTTTTGTAAAACTGCTACCCCACTTATTTTTGTTGGGTGGGTGGGTGTCCC